AGGATATGTATAGATTACCGGATTTGAATACTGGAGCCCGAGAGTTCAAAGAGAACGTAATTAAGGTTTTTACAAAACCAGTAAAAGAGGAGACTATAGTTATGGATGAGGCAACCGAAATTGTTGTTGAAACTAAAACAGAAAGTACAATGGATATGAGCACATATTTTAATCCAGCAGAATTGATCCCTAAAAAAGATCCTCTGTTTGTTCCTCATGGACATTTTAGTGACTTGGTTAAAGTCATTCAGTCCAATAAATTCTATCCAGTTTTTGAAACTGGTGAATCTGGAACTGGTAAAACTTATATGACTGAGCAGGCCTGTGCCAAACTCAAGAGAGAATTTATCAGAGTTAACATTACAGTTGAAACTGATGAAGATGATCTTTTGGGTCACTATAGTTTGGTGGATGGTAATACTGTTTGGCAAGATGGTCCTGTGGTCATCGCAATGGAACGTGGAGCAGTTCTTCTTCTTGATGAGATTGACTTAGCATCTAACAAAGTGATGTGTCTACAACCTATACTTGAAGGTAAAGGTGTTTATCTGAAGAAGGTAAACAGAATGGTTAAACCAGCAGATGGTTTCACAGTTATTGCAACTGCGAACACCAAGGGTAAAGGTTCTGAAGATGGTCGATTTGTTTTTACTAACATTTTGAATGAAGCTTTTCTTGAAAGGTTTCCTATCACAATGGAAGTTAATTATCCTTCTCCTGTTACTGAGAAGAAAATTGTGAATAAGGTTTTGGCTTCACTTGGAGTTGAAGATACTGATTTCGCAGAGAAGTTGGTAACATGGGCAAACGCCATTCGTAAGACTTTTTATGATGGTGGAATTGATGAAGTAATCGCAACTCGCAGATTGGTTCATATCTCAAACGCATTCGCCATTTTCGGTGATCGTATGAAGTCGATTGAAATGTGTGTGAATCGTTTTGATGAAGATACTAAAACCTCTTTCTTGGATTTGTATTCTAAAGTCGATGAAGAGGCAATAGTTCCAGAAGATACAACTGAAACCGAATCTTCTGATTCTGGATACGCCTCTGAGAATGATGATAATTCTCCGTTCTAAGGTTTAACAAAAAACCACGCGGGAGAGTTTTGTCCACCTGTATCGCGAATGGTGGTTTTTTATCTCGCTTTAATTTATAATATAGGATAACATTATGCCAGCAAGACGAAGCATAAATATTAATACAATGGTGCCTGAACAATTCCGTTTTATGGCCAGAGATTTAGATGGATCAGTTTTTGTCTTTGAAGATAAACCTAGTATCGCAACCGATATAGCTTGTGATACTTGGGATGTAAAAACAGGTGAAATTCTTCAAGTTACACCAAAGGTTGCTACAGCAATCGGTGAGGAATTTGGAGATTGGCGTGAATCTTTAGTGGAGTTAGATGATGCAATGGATTATTGAAACAACAAAGGTGATACTTATGTTTGGAATGGTTTATGTTGCTAGTGTAATTGTACTATGTTTATAGGGATAGTATGAAATATGCAACAATAGAAATTCTACAAAATGATGAAAAGGTATTAGGTTCACGCCCTGCCGGAGAATATCTTGTTAGAGAATTTGATGATTATGATCGACAAGATGGATTTGAAGAGCAGGGTGGATCTATGTTTCAAACAATGGCAGAAGCAGAAGCCCATGTCAGAACTTACCAAGAAATGATCTATGAGTAAACATATAAAAAAGATAAACAGAATAATCAAACAACATGATCACCAGTTGAAAGAAAAATATCTTAAACGAATTGAATATTTAGTAGGTGCTAACAACGAACTTGCGAGGGAACTCACAAGAGTTGAAAGTGAAAAGGAAGGAAATATATCTGTTCCAAATGCTACTGCTGATCGTATATTATTAGAGGAGAATTTTTGATGACTATAAACGAATTTTTACAAAAGTATAGAAAAGTTAAAAAACTTGTTCCGGGGATAACAAGTTCTCATTGTCCTCATGTCATTTGTAAAGATGGGTTTGAAATGTCCGTTCAAGCAGGACAATCTTTGTATAGTGAACCAAAAGAAGTGGTAGATTCTTATGAAGAAATGGAAGTCGGTTATCCTTCTGAAGAAGAATACTTACTAGCAAAGTATGCAGAAAATGGAGAAAATCTTTGTGATACTGTGTATGGTTATGTACCATGTTCAATTATTGATCAGGTGATTAAAAAACATGGTGGAATAGATGTGGAAGCCGTGAATGAAAAATATCGATGAATTTATTAAGACATATGACTTGGATGAAGATATATGTCAAAAAGTATTTAATGTCATAAAAGCACCAGAAGTTGAATGGGGCGAACATTGGTTTGAACATGGTGAATCAATAAAGGATAAAAATCCAGAAAATATTTTATGTTCATCTCCTTATGATATCATGCCCGAAAACATAAAGGTAGATTATCATAATTTACTTTGGCAAATAATAGAACGATATGTTGATCATTGTGGAATATCAATGTCATTACCTACGGATCTTACACATTCAAGATTTAACAGGTTTCCTATAGGTGCTTATATGAGTGAACACGTAGATCACATTCATTCAATATTTGATGGTAAGTATAGAGGAATTCCTGTCCTAACACTTTTAACTTTATGGAATGATGATTTTACTGGTGGAGAACTTTTTATTAATGATATAAATATAAACTTTAGAAAGAATCAAACGATTGTATTTCCATCGATATTTTTATATCCACATTATATTACAAGAGTAGAAACTGGCGAAAGGATTTCTTCTGTATCATGGGCTTTTTAAATAAAAATAACAAGATAGAATTTTTCCATCCAGATTTAAACGCAGCTGAGAATTTTCCAATATTAGATTCCAGAGATTTTAAATTAAATTGGGTCAAGAAAGCACGAGCAAATTTTGATAAAGCAAGAGGTGATGGAAGAACAGAGAATCCTGGTTTTACTAATATTACAAGATGCCCAGGAATATTTGATTTACTTAAAGAAGGTTATGTAGTTAGATCCCATAAAGATCTTATGATTTTTCCTAGAGAAGATGGATTTAAATTTATTTTACCAGATGATCAACAAGGGAATTGGTTTATTGATAGACCATATGAAGGAACTCCTTCACCTAAGATAAACATAATGGCTAATCCAGAATGGGAAATACCACATCCACCAAATGTTTATCCATATATATTGAAGATTGAAACAGGATGGAATGTAATAACACCAAAGAATGTTAAATTATTAATAATACCTTTACCATATCCAGATGATTTTAATGTCTCACAAACAAGTGGAATATTAGATCCATCTCATAGTACCCAAATAAATTTTCAAGGATACGTATATAAAACTGATTCTAAATTAATATTAAAAGCGGGAACACCCTTATTGATGATAATTCCCTTGACAGAAAAAAAATATGAAATGACTCAAAGGTTAGCAAATGAAAAAGATAGAATGTGGATAGCAAAAGATTATACAATGGTTGGAACTCATTTCTGGCCTGTTGATTATAGACAGTTAACCCGTAAAATGTATGAACGCTTTTGGATTAAAAGGAAACAAGATGTATAAAGGAAGAAAACGTGTACGTATAGAAGATTCAATTAAAAGAATTGAATCCCAAATTGAACAACATGAAAGGGGGGTTGAATTAACAACCCGAATTTTGGAAGATAAGAAGTTAAAGAAAACTTCTGAAGAGATCGAAAAGATCAGAAAGAAAAAGCTTGAAAGAGCAAAAGTAACTTTAGAAAATACAAAGGTAAATGTAAAAGCTGCCTAAGCATTCTGAGTTAGTGGTAGAGCGTGGTCAGAGGTACGGCGAGAGGTTCGTTAACCGAAGCTGTAGGGTAACATCCCCTTCAATGACTCTGAGGTAAGAATGTTATGTGTGGAAGTTGCAATAATCTGTAGACCACAGAGATAATGCACAGACAAGAGCGGTGATGACGATTCGTGAGAAGTTCGCAGACTCAAGGTTCTTGCTGTCGAAGTACAAGGACAACCGCATGGCACTTTTATATATATTACATATGATTAATTTATATCAAGGAACTGAATGAAAATTGAAATTAACATTAATGAATTAAGAGAAAAGAAAATCTTTGTAGCAACACCAATGTATGGTGGACAATGTTCGGGGATGTACACTAAGGCCTGTGCAGACTTGGCAACTACTGCAACAAAGTATGGTATGGATGTAAAATTCTTTTATCTATTTAATGAGAGTTTAATTACAAGGGCGAGAAATTACTTAGCAGATGAATTTCTTAGAAGTCCTTATACCCACCTGATGTTCATAGATTCGGACATTAATTTTAATCCACAAGATATTTTAGCACTCGCAACTCTTTGTGATGATGAACACCCAATTATTGGTGGTCCTTATCCAAAGAAATGTATTGCTTGGGAAAAAGTAAGAAATGCAGTTGATGCTGGATTGGCAGATGAAACTCCACTTGATCTAGAAAAATATACTGGTGATTTTGTATTTAATCCAACTGAAGGAACAACTCAAATCAAAGTGGATGAACCAGTTGAAGTTCTGGAAATTGGTACTGGATTTATGTTGATCCAACGTAGAGTGTTTGAGAAATTTAGAGATGAGTATCCTCAATTTTCTTACAAACCAGATCACAATAGATCTGAACATTTTACTGGTGATCGATATATTCACGCCTTTTTCGATACAGTAATTGACAATGAATTGTATGCGGGTCCTGGGGCAAATGGATCAGATCGTTATTTGTCTGAAGATTATATGTTCTGTCAATGGGCAAGAAATATTGGTTTTAAAACTTGGTTGTGTCCTTGGATGGAACTTGGTCATGTTGGAACTCATGTTTTCAATGGAACATTAAAAGATCTTGGTAGATTGGAATTTGCTTCTCATGGTGCAGATTTAGATGCCAGACCTGGAAAAGAATCACGACAAAAACAACTCAAATCTAGAAAAGAAAGGAGAGCAGAAGACCGAAAAACGAAGAAAAATCAGAAGAAGTTAACGAAACCGCAGGGTTGACAAATCGAAAATATATGATATAATAATACTATAACTTAATAAATCTATTATACGGAGCCATATGAAACTTACAGCAGAAACATTAGCCATACTTAAAAACTACGCAACAATAAATCAGAATATACAGTTTAAACAAGGTCAAACTTTGTCAACTATTTCTCCTCAGAAAAATATTCTGTCAAGTGCAGAAATTACTGAGGATATTCCTCAAACATTTGCCATTTATGATCTCAACAAATTGTTGGGTGCACTCAGTCTTTTTGATAAGCCTGATTTGACAGTTGGGGAACACAAATTAAATATCCAGCAAGGTGAATATAAACTAGATTATGTTTATGGAGATCCTTCTATGTTAGTATTACCCCCTGAGAAATCTTTGGATTTTCCAGATCCAGAAATTAAATTTAAAATGACTAAAGATGCTTATGATGCTTGTTTGAAGGCAGCACAAGTTTTATCTTTACCAGAATTGATTGTCCACGGCGATGGAGAAAAGGTATTTTTAGTATCAACTGATACTAATAATGATTCTTCAGACGAATTCCGAAAAGAAGTAGGAGAAACGGACAAACAATTTCAGATGGTTTTCAAAATTGAAAACATGAAACTTCTGAGTGGTGCTTATAATGTTGGAATCTCTTCCAAAGGTATTGCACATTTTCAACATGAACATTCCAAATTACAATATTGGATCGCAACAGAACAAAATTCTAATTACAACGGATAAAAATGGATAACTTTTTATGGGTAGAAGAGTTTCGCCCCAAGAAAGTGGCGAATTGTATCCTTCCAGCAAACATTAAAGAAGTCTTTCAGGGGTTCGTTGATGATGGAAAAATCCCAAATTTATTATTGTCAGGTGGAGCAGGTGTAGGAAAAACAACTGTTGCCAAAGCAATGTGTGATGAAGTTGGAGTTGATCATTTGATGATTAATGGCTCTAATGAGGGAAGGAATATAGATACTGTTAGAACACTTCTTCAACAATATTGTAGTTCAGTCTCAATGACTGGCGGAAGAAAAGTCGTAATAGTCGATGAAGCAGATTATATGAATGCTGAATCGGTTCAACCTGCATTAAGGAGGTTCATTGAAGAATTTAGCGCCAATGTTAGTTTTATCTTTACTTGTAATTTTCGTAATCGGATCATTGATCCTCTCCATAGTCGTTGCTCTGTAATAGAATTTGTTCTTCCGCGGGGCGAAAAACCAAAACTAGCAGAAGATTGTCTTGAAAGAGTTAAAGGAATTCTTACCGAAAAGGGTGTTCAGTTTGATCAAAAAGTTCTTATTGAATTGATTATGAAACACTTCCCTGATATGAGGAGAGTGTTAAATGAACTTCAAATATATGCAGCAGGTGGAATTATTGATGCAGGTATACTTGCTCAGATTGGTGAAGTTAATTTATCTGAATTGATGAAGGCATTGAGAGAAAAACATTTTTCAGAAGTTCGTAAATGGGTTACACAAAATATTGATAATGATCCAGTAAAGATTTTTCGTAAGATATATGATGGTGTAAATTCACATTTAAAAACAACTTCAATCCCTCAAGCTGTTCTTATTATTGCAGAATATCAATACAAGTCTGCATTTGTTGCAGATCAAGAAATCAATTTAGTCGCCTGTCTCACAGAGATGATGGTTGATTGCGAGTTTAAATAATGTCACTTGAAAGATTTTTCTCCCAAATAAGTCCAAGACAAATAGCCATAAAAAATGGCGATAAATTCTATGAAGGAAATCCCTGTAAGAAAGGACATACGAGAAGGCGAACAAAGGATTGTACTTGTATGGAATGTAAAATAATAATGGATGCCAAGGCTTATCAAAAAAACAAAGAGAAAAAACGAGCGAGGGATAAGATTAGATATGCTACACCAGAATATAAGAAACAACATACTGAATGGAAGATGAAACGATACCATAGTGATCCTGTATATAGATTAAAAGATATTAGAAGGAGACAGTTACTTCAA